ATGAAAACATAACAAATAGTAATATTCAAGGACTTGAAGCCTCAGATTATTCCACTGCCATTTCTTTATTAAAAAATAAAGATTCTTACCAATATAATTTTATAACAATACCAGGATTAATAGCAGATGGGAATAATTTTTCTTCTCATTCTTCTGTTATATCTCAATTAATTGCAAATATTGAAAATAGAGGAGATACAATGTTAATTTTAGATCTTGTAGGATATGGATCTAATATTTTACCTGTAACTGCAAATGCTGTAGTATACGACACTTCATATGCCGCTTCTTATTGGCCTTGGGTTAAAACAATTGATCCAAATACTTCTAAACAAGTATGGGTTCCTGCTTCAACTATGATTCCTGGAGTATATGCTTTTAATGATTCAACCTCAGAACCCTGGTTCGCCCCAGCAGGTACAAATAGAGGAGTAATAGCAACTGCTATTAGAGCTGAAAGAAACCTTACTCAAGGAAATAGGGACTTATTATATGAAAATAAAATCAACTCAATAGCAACATTCCCAAATAGTGGAGTTACAGTATTTGGACAAAAAACATTACAAAAAAGAAAAAGTTCACTTGATAGAGTAAATGTAAGACGTTTATTAATTGAGTTAAAATCCTTTATTTCCCAAGTAGCAGATACACTAGTATTTGAACAAAACACAGAAGTTACAAGAAATACTTTTTTATCCCAAGTAAATCCATATTTAGCTTCTGTACAACAAAGACAAGGTTTACAAGATTTTAAAGTAGTAATGGATGATTCAAATAATACCCCCACAGTAATAGATAACAATCAGTTAGTAGGACAGATATTCCTCCAACCTACAAGAACAGCAGAATTCATAATATTAGATTTTAATGTATTACCAACAGGTGCAACATTTCCTTCTTAATAATGATATTTTAAAAAAATAATTAATATTTATAATAAAAAATAAAAAATGGCAAATTTTACAATCTCTCCTGGAGTTTCACTAAATGAAATAGATAATACCTTTCTCACAGGCCAACCAGTTCAAGCAGGTGCTGCAATTGTAGGTCCATCTGTTAAAGGACCTATAAATGTCCCAACATTAGTTACTTCATATTCTGATTATGTAAATCGTTTTGGTGATACTTTAATCAGTGGAAGTCAACTTTACTCATTTTTTACTTCAATTTCAGCCTACAACTATTTCCAAAATGGTGGAAATTCTTTATTAGTTACTAGAGTAGTAAGTGGTTCATATACCACAGCAACATCTTCTCTAGCCCAAAATTCACACACATCAGCTTCTTTTACTTTAGAAACAATTTCAGAAGGTGTAATCATGAACAGTACAGGATCTGAAAGTGCAGTAGGTGCTCTATCAAGTGGTTCAAAAGATAATATAAGATGGGAAGTTGTAAGTGCCAATACCTCCTCAGGTAACTTTACTTTAGCTATTAGACAAGGGAATGATAGAACAAATAAAAAGATAAACCTTGAAACTTATGCTAACATCAATCTAGATCCTAACTCCCCAAGATTTATTTCTAAAATGGTTGGAGATACTAAACAAAATTATAACCCATCAACCCAACAATTAGAAATTTCAGGATCATACCCAAACTCTTCTCGTTTAGTTAGGGTTAAATCTGTAGATAGCCCAACCCCCAACTATTTTGATGCTGGTGGGAATGCAAAAAATGAATTCACAGGATCTGTTCCTGTTGTAGGAAGCGGATCATTTGGAGATGCTACTGGAACAATAAAAACCGGTGCTAATTTTTACAGTGATATTGCAGCAGGTAACACACAAGGTCTTGAAGTTGCTAACTATACTGATGCTTTAAATATTCTTAAAAATTCTGAAGCATTCAAATATAATGTTATTTCAACCCCAGGATTAACAGATGATTTACATGGTGCTGCTATCTCTACTTTAATTACAAACACACAAGATAGAGGAGATAATATATTAATTTTTGATTTAGTTTCCTATGGATCAACTTTAACTAACGTTGTAAATCAAGCTTCAACAAGAGATACATCATATGGAGCATCATATTGGCCATGGGTTTATTACTTAGACCCAGGTACAGGTAAAAATGTTTGGATTCCAGCTTCAACCTTAATTCCAGGTGTATATGCAAAAACAGATACACAAGCTGCCCCTTGGTTTGCACCAGCAGGTATTAATAGAGGTGGATTAAATGGTGTATTGAGAACAGAATTTAAATTACCTCAATCCCACCGAGATTCTTTATACGAAGCAAATATTAACCCATTAGCAACTTTACCAAGAACTGGTGTTGTAGTATTTGGACAAAAAACACTCCAAAAAGATGCTTCAGCATTAGATAGAGTAAATGTAAGACGTTTATTAATTGCTTTAAAAAATCATATACGACAAATTTCAGATACTTTAGTATTTGAACAAAATACAGCATCAACTAGAAATAGCTTTTTAGCTAGAGTTACTCCATATTTAGAAACAGTACAACAAAAACAAGGTTTATATGCCTTTAAAGTAGTAATGGATGATTCTAATAACGGACCTGATGTGATTGATAGAAACCAACTGATTGGACAAGTATTTATTCAACCCACTAGAACAGCAGAATTTGTCTCAGTAGACTTTGTTTTACTACCAACAGGAGCTGAGTTTCCTGCATAAAAATTAAAAAATTAGATATTTATAATAGAACAAAATAAAAAAATAAAATGGCAATTTTAAATCCGAACGAAATATTCTTTACAGCATTTGAACCTAAACAAACTAATAGGTTTATTCTTTATATGGATGGTATTCCATCATTCTTAGTTAAAGGAGTAGGAGCAATTTCTCTACAACAAAATGCAGTAGCACTTAACCACATTAATGTACAACGCTATGTAAAAGGTAAAACCATTTGGCAAACAATTTCAATGACTCTATATGAAGCAATTACCCCTTCAGGAGCACAATCAGTAATGGAATGGGTACGTTTAGGCCATGAATCTGTAACAGGAAGAGATGGTTATTCAGATTTTTATAAAAAGGATCTTACATTTAACGTTTTGGGTCCTGTTGGAGATGTTGTTTCAGAATGGGTAATTAAAGGTGCTATGATTACTGATGCTAGCTTTGGAGAGTATAGTTGGGATGATGATGGTACTATTGTTAACTCCACTATCACTGTACAACCAGACTATTGTATATTGAATTACTAAAATTAAGTTTAAAATATATTTAAAAGCTCTACCTATACGTGGAGCTTTTATTTTTCCTTGGTTATCTAATTAGACCTTACTATATTTATAACATATATACACAAATGAAATATAATAGTTTACGTACGTTAGTAAAAGAAGAGCTAAAAAAAGCTATAAATGAAGACTACCAAGATAAATATAAAATGGTAGGTACTTTAATTACTGACATTAAAGAACGCCCTCAAAAAGAAATTTACTCTGATATTAGAGCAATTCCTGGAATTACAGTTATTTCATCCGAAGAACCACTTTCATATAAAGAACAAGATTTAAATAAATTTAAAGCTGTATTAAGTGTAAAAGTAGATGGTTATCCTTGGATCACAAAAGGTGGATTTAACAGAGAAAAAATGATTGATATAGCCTCGGACATCAGAAAAGTACCAGGAGTCAAATCTTTCTTTGTAGGGGACGATAATATTTCACAGATTTAATATATGTATATCAAACAATAAAGTTATTTTAAATAAAAATTATGAGTGAATTCAAGTTACCCACAGAAATTGTGGAATTACCTTCTAAAGGTTTATTATATTCTGAAGAATCAGGATTAAAAAGCGGCAAAATAGAAATGAAATATATGACCGCAAAAGAAGAAGATATTTTAACTAATCAATCCTATATTTCAAAAGGAACAGTATTAGACAAATTAATGCAGTCTTTAATTGTATCTAAAGTTGACTATAATTCACTATTAGTAGGAGATAAAAATGCTATTATGGTTGCTGCTCGTATTTTAGGATATGGATCAGAATATAAATTTACTTATGGGGGTGAAGAACAAACAATTGATTTATCTTTAATAGAAAATAAAAAAATAGATGAGTCTTTATTTAAAGAAGGAAATAACCAATTTGAATTCACTCTCCCACATTCTAAAAACCATATTACATTTAGACTTTTAAGTCATAAAGATGAAAAATCAATCCAACGTGAATTAGATGGTTTAAAGAAGATAAATAAAGATGCCTCTCCTGAATTAACAACCCGTTTAAAACATATGATTACTTCTGTGGAGGGGAAGACAGAAACAAAAGATATTCGAGATTTTGTTGATAATTATCTCTTAGCTAAAGATTCAAGAGCCTTAAGAGAACAAATTAAAGAGATTCAACCCGATGTTGATCTAACTTTTTTTCCCGATGGTTATGAAAATAGAGTCAGTATCCCAGTTGGGATTAGCTTTTTTTGGCCTGACGTCTGATACAGCATCTGAAACAAGAGCCGCTGTATTTAAACAAATACACCAAATAGTATTTCATGGTAAAGGTGGATATGATTGGCATACTATATACAATATGCCAATTTGGTTACGTCGTTTTACTTTTATTGAAATTCAAAAGTTTTACGATGAAGAGAAAAAAGAATATGAAAATTCTTCCAAATCTGGAAACAAAACAGTTATTGATACAGATGGTAAAATAAAAGCTCCTGAACACCTCCAATCCAAACCAAAACAACCAGTTAAGTATAAATAAAGGTTATATCTTTAAATATTTATAATAAAACATTTCTAAATGTCCCTTAGTAAAGATATACAAGAATTACAAAGAAGACTTAAAGTAATTGAAACACTTTCTGGTCAATTTGGAAAAAATATAAATACAACTAACCTAAATCCGGTTAAAGAAAATGCTGAAGAAATAAATTCTATATATAGAGATTTACTTCAACAACAAAGAGACTTTAACTCCGAAATAGAGGTATCTATATCTTCATTTAATGAAGTATTAAATTCTTTAAAAAAGACTTCCAATTCAATCTCTCAATCTAAAAAGTCTTTAGGTAGTTTAACTAGTATTGCTCAAAAACTTAGTGATTCTCAAAAAGGCTATAATGATTTATCTTTAAAACAATTAGAAACACTTCAATCCCAAGCAAAATCTCAACGTCAAAGATTAAAAGAATCTAAAGATGGGATGCAAAGAGAATTAGTTGAACTACAAGCCCAAGAACAAGCCCAAAAAACACTAATAGCACAGAAAAAGAAAATTGGTGGAGCTTCTCAAGATGAACTTAAAGAACTTCAAAGAATACGAGGGCAGATTGCTTTTATAGGAAAAAACTATAATGAAATTTCTGATCTTGTAGATGGACAAAATGCTGGTTTAGAGGTATTAAATGATGAATTAAATCAAGCTATTACATACACAAAAAATGTTTCTAAAAACTTTGACATAGGAGCAGCGAGTATTGATGGTATGGGAGTAGCCTTAGGTAAACTAGGACTTGGAAAACTTAGTGAAAAGTTAGGTTTAGATGAAGCAAAAACTAAGATGAAAAGTCTTTCTCAACAGTTTGCTGATGAACTTCAACTTGAAAAAGATTTAACTAAACAATACTCAGAAAAAAAGAAAGCTCAAGCTCCTAATATGTCTGATGCTCAAATAGCCGCAGGTAAGGGAGGACAAGAACTTAAAAATTTATTAGATCAAAGAAATTCTATATTAAAAAAGAATAACAGTTTATCTCAAACTGGTAAACAATATAAAGTTTTAAAGGCTGGTGTATCATCATTAGGTAAATCATTAGTATCAAATTTACTTAGCCCTACTTCACTAATATTATCTACTGTAACATTTATTGTTGATGCATTTAAATCATTAGATGCTGGAGCTGGTGACTTAGCCAAAGGTATGAATATTACATATTCAGAAGCTTTAAATGTAAGAGAAGAACTTACAGGTATGGCTAATGCTAGTTATGACACTGGTGTTAATACTAAAGGTTTACACGAAGCTCTTATGGGTGTTAATTCAGAATTAGGTACCAATGGTATGCTTTCTGAAGAGACATTGACTACAATGACTAAATTAAATAAACAAGCGGGTATTTCAATGAAAACCCAAGCTGGTTTATTTAAAATTAGTGCGAATACTGGTAAAACATATAAAGACACTTTTCAAACCTTCCAAGCTTCAGCAAAATTAGAATCAAAAAGGTTAGGAGTTGCTATTAACACTAAACAATTAATGGATGAAGTAGCAAACATGTCTGCTGCTACTCAAATGTCAATAAAAGGTGGTGTAGAAGGTTTAGCTAAACAAGCTACTCAAGTTAAAGCTATGGGACTATCTTTTAGTAAACTTGAAGGTATAGCTGATAATTTATTACAATTTGAATCCTCTATTGAAAATGAATTACAAGCTGAATTACTACTTGGTCAAGATCTTAATTTAGAGAAAGCCCGACAATTAGCTTTAAATAATGATTTAGCGGGTGTAGCCCGGGAATTAAATGCCCAAGGCATCACCTCAGCTAAATTCGCAGATATGAATCGTATCCAACAAGAAGCTGCTGCAAAAGCAATGGGTATGAATAGGGATGCTATGGCTGAAATGCTTCGTGACCAAGAAGCTATAAAAGCTGTAGGAGGCAGTTTAAATAAGGAAGAAATGGCTGCATATGAAGCAGCTAAAAAGAAATATGGTGCTGAAAAAGCAGCTCAAATGTTAAAAGAAGGTCAACTTGATCAAATGGTTGCTCAACAATCCCTATCTGAAAAATTTAATGACTCAATTGTAAAACTACAAGAAATATTTCAAACAGTAGTTGTAGCACTTTCACCTATATTAGAGATTTTTATGTCTATACTTAGTGTAGTAGGACCTATAGTTGGAGTAGTTGGCCAATTAATTACAAAATTAATGCCAGTACTAAAGTACCTATTACCTATAGTTGCTGCATTTAAAACAATAAAGTACTTGAGTGGAGGAGTATTAAAAAACTTTAAATTATCTAATATTGCTGCAAAATTAGGTTTAGTTACAACCCAACAAGCTGCAACAGCAGAAAAAGCAAAGGAAATGATTAGTAAGGATAGCCTTGCTACTGAAAAAATAAAGGGTTATTATAAAGAAAAAACCTTAGGGAAAGTTATATTAACTAATGTTCAAGAAAAAATAGGTAATGCTCTTCAAACTGCTAAAAACTTTTTATTAGGAGAAGAAGGAGGGCTTCAAACTATGTTGAGGGGTATTAAAAATTCCACCTTTTTATTAAATACTAAAGACTATTTATTAGAAAAAGGTAAAATGTTATTTGGGAAAGTTCAATTAGGTTTAAAATATGCTATGAATATTGCAGAAAGAGTAGGAAATGCAATTTCAAAAGGAGGTCTTCTTTTAGATATTGGTCAAGCTGTAATGGATGCAATGTCTGCTGTTACTTCTGGGGTAGGAAAATTATTAGGACCACTAGCAATACCCTTAGCTCTAGCTGCGGGAGCAACAGTAGGAGCAATAGGATATAAATTCATGTCTGGGAATGATGTATTCTCCCCAGGACATGGTCAACGTACTTTAATGGGACCTGAGGGTGCTATAGGCCTTAATAATAAAGATACAGTTATAGCTGGAACAAATTTATTTGATAGTGATCCTTCCCCTAAAGAACAATCTCCTATAGTCCAAGTAAGTAATTCAAATCAACAAACAACTCAAACTGATACAAATTCTGAGATTTTAACTGAATTAAAAACAGCTAATGCTCAAAGAAATCAAGGTAATTCTTATTTAGAAAGAGATACATCTGTTTCAACTATAAAAGTTCAATAATTTATAATATTTATAACAAAATAATAATCATGGGAATTTTAAATAAACTACAACAAGAAGGATCTAATCTAAGTGAATTTGATGGACAAACACCCCCAGCAACTAACCAAGATACAGCTGAATCAGTATTACATAATACTTACTCAATTAACGGTGTTCCTGGTTTAACTGGTTTTCCAACACCTTCACAATTAGATTTAGATGGTGTTACTCCACCAAAGTACTTAGATAATTTACCTGGGTAATAAAAAATAAGTAAATGGGTCTTTTAATAAAACTAGACAATGGGGACACCTCACTTAAATCTCTTAAATTTGGTAATGATAGACCAGGAGGGGGAAATAGTGGTCAACCTTTTATTCAAAAACCAATAGGAGATCAAGCAGAATTTACTAATATTGATGGAGATGGTATACTTAGAGGTGGAATTAGAGCTCCTTTAAGTGCAGGTGACGACGTATCTCGTTTAACCAAGTATCTTTTTAATTTTAAAAGTCCAAGTGGACTCTTATTTACAGCTAAACAAAATATATTATCTAGAGTTGGAGTTAAAACTGAATCTTCTAAAGGTGCGGCATATGTTGGTAGTGCCTTAAATGAAGGTATCTATACTCCATTCTCAACAATAGGTCAAGCTGGGGAAGGGTATATAGGAGGTCATTTAACTAAACAAGGTTTAGATCCAACAGGAGCTTTCCCTAATGCTTCTTTAAAAAAATACCAAGATGTTATTAAGTCAAACCAATTAGTAGGTAATATAGACTTAGCTAATAATAGATTAGTTAGACTAACTCAACTAATAGAAAAAAAGGAATCTGAAAGTAATTTTGGGTTTGTAAAAGGGTATGGTTTAAACATAGGGGAAAATTTAATTTCCTATAGTGGAGGACCAGGCTCAACTTTGGGGGTAGATAACACTAATATTAAGTTTGCAACAGACAACTCTAATGTACCTTTAAAATCTATTCTAAACCAATTTAAAAATTACCCTACAGGAGTTAGTGAAAGTCAAATTGATAGAGATAAATTTATTGCTCCTATAAAAGCAACTGAAAATTATATATTTTTATCCCCTGATGGAGTAAGAGATTTTCAACGAATAGATAGTAACCCTTCTACTCAAAATAATCTTACTAAAGAAGGTAGAACAAGTTTTGAATATGAAAAACCAAATAGAGTTTATGCTACCACAGAAACAGGTAAACCTACTTTAAACATAGACAAAAATTCCGATGCTATAAATCCTGTAAGAATAAACACAGTTAGAAGTAGAGTAGCATATTCTAGAGAATTTGAAAGAGAAAACAAATGGGTTAAACCTATAGGAGTATCTGAAGCATATAACATTGCCATAGGAAATGGTAAATCCCCCCTCTCAACCCCAGTAAAATTTGACATAGACTATTCAGATAACCCCCAAGGTATACATAAGTATTTTGATTCTTGGCAATCATCAGCAACATCAGAAGGAGTGTATGTTACAATAGGGACCCAAGGAGATAAAGTTAGTGATCCTACCTTGAGAATTAGAAATGAAGTAAAAGAAAAGAGATACTTAGTTGGTAAAGGTTATTCTGCTATAGAGGAAGGGAAAAGTCTTTGGATTAACCCATCTTCCTCTCAAAAACAAACTCCTTCCTCCTTTTCTCCTTTCCCTCAAGATGCAAAATATTTTGAATCAGGAGAGGGAAAAGATGAAATTTTTAAAAAATCCATTACTTTTGGAATAGACCAAAATTCAATACATTCACCAAATTTTGAACCTAAAAAAAATATAAGTAGAAGGATATCTCCATTATCTAAAAAAACAGGTTTAATTTCAAAATTTCAACCTGGAGGGGAACAATTAACATCTTATAATGCAGACTTATCCCAAATAACCATAACCAGTGTTAGTAATTTAGATGGGACTGATTCATATGAACCTAATTTGTTATTAAGTGACCAATTTAGAGACCCTGAATCAGGGGGGTATTCTGATCTTAGTGAATTTAATAAAAGAGTAGAATCTCAATTAAGAACCACCCCAACAGGAAATACCCCTACCGGTTCATCTCTTTCAACAGGTTTTGATCTTTTTAAAACATTAGATGAAAAAGACAAAGAATTAGTAAACAATGATGGAAATAAATCCTATATCTTACCCCCAGATGGGTATTCTCCACAATTACAAAATGAAATTTCCTCAATCCCTGATATAAGATCTACTCCTGTATACCAACCACAAACCCAAGACGATAGATTCTCCAGTACTATACAAGAAACTAGAATAGGGGCGGGTAATCCTGGAGCAACAAAAGGAGATACTAAACAGATTGTTGATAAATTAAATGCAAAAGCTATTTCACACAACCAAATAACAGGAGAAGGACCTTCCCAAGAGGGTGAAAATGCTAATGATTTCATTCATTTTAGAATAGGGATACTAGATCCCTCCAACCCATCTACTTCAAACTATATGAACTTTAGAGCTTTTTTAGAAGACATTTCTGATAGTTACAAATCAGATTGGAAAACTCAAAATTATCTGGGAAGAGCAGAAAAACTTTACAAATATTCAGGTTTTGATAGAGATATGAGTGTTAGTTTTAAAGTAGTAGCTCAATCTCAAGCTGAAATGAATAATATGTATTCTAAACTAAACTATTTAGCATCTTCAATGGCCCCAACATATACCCCTGAAGGTTATATGGCAGGAAATATTGTTGTTATAACTATAGGAGAATATATATATGAACAATATGCTATAATTAATTCTTTAAACTACAAAATTCCACAAGAATCACCTTGGGAAATAACAATAGGTCAAGGATCAAATTTAGATGAACTTCCACAC